TTAATAAATTTTAATATTTTCCAAAGTATAAGTTTCATTTTGGGATGAATTTAATTGGTTCATTAGTTTGATTTCCGTTGTAATCTAGGAGTTTACCATCTCTTTCAAACCACACTTCAACGTGCTTGCTTCTATAGTTTTGTACCAGTAGCTTAATCTTATCCTGCACATCTTCTAGTGAGAGCCACTCCCCGTGACCGATATCCTGCCACGGGGTGTACTCATTACATTTGTTGATAAACCTACGTTTGAGAGTGTAATCAGAACGGGAGATCGTCGCTTTCTTTCTCTGCATATTGAGGTTTAGATTGATGCGCTTGCTTTTTTTCCACTACCATTGCTGGTTTTCCATCAGACCAAAACACTTTGCCTGATCCTGTCCAAAATTTAGGTTTTTTAGCCTCTCTGTCCTCTTTTGTCTGAGAAACATAGGATTGCACATTCTGACCGTAATCATTTGCCTCATCGTTCATTGAAATAGTCAATGATACACCTTTTAGACTCTTTGCCTTAACTGTGCTTAGTAAGGTTTCTATTGTTTCCTGCTTTAGGAAAATCTCTGATAAATTTGCCATTGTTTTTGTTTTTTAGTTTGTAAAGTAATATTAATTGTTTGATTTTAAAGATTCTACAAATTCTTCATATTTTTTCATGAAGTCATCAAAGTTTTTTACTATCCAGTACTGACCTCCAGAGCTTTCTATGTTTGCTTGGTAGATTTTCTGATCTTGGCTTTGCCTGTCTTTGCCTATCTTGACTTCTATTTTCACCGACCTTCCTTGGATGGTTGCGGATATATCCGAGGAGCCTTTTGTAGCTGTAGACTTGCCCCAGGTCATTGTTCCAATTGTCTTGGTTCTCCCTAGCACATCTGTGACCTGCTTTCGATTATCGATTGGTCTACCCATCGTATTGATTCGCTCTGCCTGGTGATTGCAGAGCTGTAGGTAGTCAAGTATGCACTTTGTAAGTCCATTTGCAGTAGCATCGGTGTACTTTGGTGCAGGAATAGCATATCGTGGCACGTTAGTATATTCATTGACCATAGAGTTTAGTTTTAGCTCTTTAAGTTTGTCTAGTGGTTTCATATTGCTCTATTGCTTTAAAGATTTGATGTACTACCTGTGGGACGATTGCGTTTCCTCCTGCTTTGATTGATTCGTTTCTCCATTTAGAAAAGGTAATAGAGTCCAATCTGTCGGAAAGCCCATCATCTCTAGTACAAATTGGGGAGACAGATGGGAACATTTTGAAGTCTGTTCTTGGTAATTCATTGCATCTTTCAAGGAATTTGTCATTGGATTGTGTCCTTGTCTCGGAGCATTCCCCCTCCTCCCTGCATTCTTGTCGGATACTACTGGTGTCGGAAGCAATCCCAACTTTTTCATCGTTGGTGGGTATTCGCTCATTATCTCTTGAGCAAGAGTTCCGCTGTTCCCTGATATTGGATTCTTTTTTCCACTCGTCACCTCTCCATCCATCTTTGTTGGAGTTTTTAATAGTCCCGAATAAAGAACTTGACTCAGTAGGCAATTGTACTTGTTGTTCGGATGAGGTGCTTGGTTCAGTCCATCCTCCGTTCTCTTCTTCTGCCTTTCTTGATACTTCTCTGGTGTTTCTGCTATCTGCACAAGATTTGGAGTAAGCAACAAAGAAAACTCTTTGTCTGAGGTGTGGAGCGTTGACACTTGCAGCTGGAAGTACATACGGTTGTACTTCGTACCCTTGAGCTTCCAAGTCAGATTGCACCTCGTGGAATACCAACCCTCCATTCCAATTAACAAGTCCGAGAACATTTTCGCCCACGACCCATGTTGGCTGAATTTCTCGAATTGCTCTAAGCATCTGGGGCCATAAATGGCGGTCATCATCTTTTCCTTTTCTTTTTCCTGCCATTGAATAGGGCTGACAAGGGAATCCACCGGTGATGATGTCAATTGTTCCTCTGTGAATAGAGAAATCTGTCTTGGTGATATCATGATATGATATTGCTTTAGGCCAATAATAATTTAAAACTTTCTGTCCAAACTCATTCCATTCACAATGGAATACATTCTCCCAACCCATCCACTCCGAGGCTAAGTCGAATCCTCCAATTCCGCTAAATAAAGAGCCATGTCTCATCAGAACGGAAGGTCAAACTGTCTTAAATGCATCCAAGGTTCTTTAAAGTCGCTACCGAATCGGCATAGAAATTCAAATGCTAAGATTCTGTTTTGCTCTCTCATCTTTAGCCAATATCCTTCTGCTGTGTAGCGGTCATAGATACCTGGTTCAAGTTCCATAAACTTATCCCAGAATACATTAAATGGGATTTCTGTAATCTCGTCTAGTGCTTCAATCATTTCTTTAAGTGTTTATAAATCGTTGTTCTACTCACATTTAGCATCTCAGCAAGCTCTGATCTATTAAAGTCAGGTACTGCTTCCTGAATCTGCTGTATTTTTCTTTCAATCGTCTCATTCTTTAATGAACGAACCAACTCACTCAATTCGCTTGTCTCCAATGAATTTACCTTAATCTTCTTAGACATCGCAATGAAGTAATTACTCAACTTCTCTGCATTAAGCAGACTTTCTTTGCTAATCCAATCAAATCCTTTCCCTTCATTGTAAGAAGTAATCGAGTTAATTATCAGAGCAAATCTAGGAATGTAAGCCTTCTGCTTACTCAACATTGACTTCACATACTCAGAAATATCATCTGAGTTCTGCATATCGGTAATGTTGTTAAATATACGCTCCCACTCTTTTTCAGCCTCAGAGTCAAACTTAATTATCCTAGACTCAATATCTCCAAACTTATTCAACTGCAAGATTTCTTTTCGAATCAAGTTATAGAACTGAGACATATAAGCCTCGTACCAATCCAATACTTCCTGCTCTATGGCATTTCTATTGTAATGCTCAATCTCCTTATCTGGGTAGCAAACAAGCAATCTATCTAAGAAACCATTGTCCTTATTCTCCAATGTAGAAATCTGAGAGAAGATACCAGGTTGAATGCCACCAAGAACAGGAATCAATGGCGATTGGATAAAGCTACTCTTTGCGGTCTTTCTTGTAAGAATCGCTTGCTGATTAGACCAACATGAGAGCCAAAATTCCAAGTCTGAACCTGGCTTGTACTTATTCATGTCCTTAATCCAGCCGTTAAGCTCATCCTTAAATACTGCAATGCCGACTTCGTTTTCTTCGTGGAGATCAGCCAATGCTTCGACTGTCACATCGTTAACAATAATCTGTTTTCTTACCGGCTCTTTAACTTCCTCCACATCCTTCTTATCCTTAGAAGTTAGCTTCTCGTATTCCTTGTACTTCTTGTATTCGTTTTGGTAGTGCTTAATCTCAAAACTATTTTTCTTAGCCAATGGAAATATAACTGCATTTATACTAGGGGTCTTACCTAGACCTGCCTTACCAATTAATCCTAGCCAAATGTTTACTGACTCCCTCCATCCTGTCTTTACCTCGACCTTACAGGCATTACCAATGCAAATTGATATGTACCAAAGTAAGCTGCAACCCATGTAGTCTATAGAATGATTCAAGGTTTTCTGATTTAACAGAATATAATTCTGCAATGATTCAGGAAACACCTCAATTGGAAATATCAACTCCTCCTTTGGTATTTCGATACGCTCAATCTCTACTTTTCTAATCTTGCGTTCTCCGTACCCTGCCTTGTACAATTCCTTGGCTGCTTCAGAGTAATTTCCACTAAAGAACTTCCAAGAGTAGATAGCAAATGGACTAAGGGGAGTCTCATGAGGATAGATTGTTGCCGTGGTAAAAATGTAGCACAACCCAGTATCCTTGTAAATAAATCCGTGCAATGCATCCTTGCTTTCATTCTTGCGTAGAACTATTCGGTCAGATAGGTGCTTAATGGCCGTAAATTCGCCTTGTACGAGGTCAATTACCTTGTTCCTATGGTTGTAGTCATCCCAAGGTGTAAGACCGCTGTAATCGGCTTCTTTTGGACTAATTTCATCTACCCTCTCTTCGTAGTGAAAGTACTTGCATAGATTTATTAACAAGTCACGCTCTTCAGGGGTGATCTCCTGAATCTGCTCATAAGACAAATCGCTTACCTGGTTATCGTAGATGTAGATATATCCACCGGTACCCCTAGTTTCAATCAAGGCTTGAGAATGTCCCTTGAGCGTAGCAAGTTTTCTGTTGCCTTCAACCTTTTCGCATCGGTAGATAATGTGATACCCTGAATTGATAGTCTTGTAGATTACAAATTTTCTAGCGAAGTCATCAATGTAATCAGAGACAAATGCAATAAACTCATTCCAAAATTTTTTACCCTCTTGTACACTAGGGAATACCTTAAGGTCTATGTCTATACATTCAGTACCATAAAATCCAGTTATAATACCATAACCTTTAGTTTTAGACTCTAGCCTTTCTAACTCCGCTTTTTCTATCTTTTTTGTTTGGTATTCCT